CGTTCGTCCGTAAAAATCTGAGCATCGACATGACCATCAGTAGCGGCGATAACGCGGACATGGATTCGGAGGAGGAGGCGTCGTACCAGATCGAACTCGAGATCATCAGGCCCAAGGACGTGGACTCTGACGCGCGGTTTTTTAACCTCCTCCACAAGATTAACGATATTTCCTTTTTGTTGCTTTAGAAATTTTTGTTATGCTATTGTAAAGAATGTGGGAACCCGTGACTGTGGGAAGTTTCCAGTGGTGGCGTCGATACGAATTCGAGGGGTGGACCAGTGGTGGTCCAAGATATTCTTCCGATATCGACAAGCCCCATGTAGACAACATCGACCCTTGGCCCATGCTGGAGAGGTATCTCCGCCTTGCTGTAAAATTGAGGATTCCGAGGGAAGAGAAGGCTGCATTTGCGGCTGACTTTGATAAGTTTCGCCGGCGAGTCAGTGCCAACTACGACATTAGCACTGACCCTAACCGTCCCCTCAGATCTGAGGAACGCAACTGGCGCTCAAGACACCGACGACGGGGGTATGATGTGTTTAGTAGCCTCCACGACGGAACCATATTGTTCAGAGACGGAACTCCTATATACGCCCGTGACAGGAGACTTGCGAAGGTCAAAAACTTCCTTCGCAGATACCTTCGCCGAGAACCCACCGACAAAGAAGTTGATTGGACGATCTACCTTTACTTTGGTTCGGATGCAATGAGTTCGAATCAATCCTTTGCTGGTTATGTGTTTGCCCAGGGTATGCAGGGCAGCTTTTATAATCGACAGGGTAAACGGTGGGAAAGAGGTTTAGCATCCGGTGAAGGGATGCCGATGCCACGTATACAGCGAAGCCAACTAAGAATACGTACACATAATCCGGACACGGGCGCTGTGACTTACCACGAACCCGGGGCCAACAATCAAACAAACAATCGTCACCGTAACGCCGTCGCGTATACACGCAACAAACCGGCTGTCAAGCGTAATCAAAACAGGAATAAGACCAACACCGCTAAACGCATCCAGTGGAAGGAAAATGCAGTGAATAACATGCCCGAGGATCATATCGCCGGCCACAACTTTTCGAACGGTCAAAAGGCGGTCAAGTATACGTACGGACGTGTTTCCCAATACCTGCTCCCGCAGTCCTTCCGTAACCAGGCACGGATGAGCATGACGGATGCGTATAACAAGGCAGGATCGTTCACCATGTTTGAAAATCCGTTCACGCGTGCGAACTTGAAACGGTCGAATATCAGCTTCGTGATCCTCAAGAATAAGAACCAGGGTCGCGCGACAAAGCTCAAGACCCAAGCCGCGAAGAAAATTCAAACCGCGCGTCGAAAGCAGGTGAAAAAGCGAGTCTCGGCCGCGGCGTCCAAAAGGAAACGATCGCCCAAGTAGAAATCTTTGTCATCAACATATAAAAATTAAGATACATGATTCAAGTATCTTAATTTTTATTTCCCTAAATATCATAACATATTTACGGATGAGGAAATTCCTCATTGTATTTAAAGTTGACGGGTTTAGGGGAACCAGCACAACACGACGCATATACACGCTCCGCGAGACGCTCCAGGGCGAAGTTCGCCGTTACGCATCCCCTCAAGCTCAAACTCGGTGAGTGCACGCAAGACACCATTTGTGACATCATACTCGAGTTTCAGCGTCTATCTCGTCATACTCGCTCCGCGCTGGCGTCGATCCTGTCGCGCCGGCTCCGCCGGGTCATATCACGTTTTTTGAATTTGAGCGGGAAAATTGACAATTTTCAAATTCCCAACGGACAGATGTCCGCTGAACATATATAAAAATTAAGATACGTGATTCAAGTATCTTAATTTTTATTTTATTTGAAATTTTTTATACAAATACTGCGTATGAGTATTTAGTTAGAAAAAGCGAGGCCTCCCATGCCGCTCTGGATGCGCAGGACGTTGTAGTTGGTCGCGAACATGTGAAGGTTGGTGGCGTCGGAGGTGCCGACGGTGGTGATGGCGACCTGCGCGTTATCTATGCGACTGAAATTACAACTTCCAGTCGGCTGGTGCTCCTCAGGTTTCAACGCGAATGAATATGAGTAAATGCCGGGGAAGGGGCATCCGGTGTGGTGCTGGAAGGGCTGCACCTGGTTGAAGTACTTGCCGGTCTGGCCCTTGAAGCGATCCTGGCCGTTGAGGACGAGCTTGAACTCGGTCATCGCACCCTCGGACTCCTCGGTCCAGGCAACAGCGGCCGCACCACCGGTGGCGCAGACGGGCGTGCCGGTAGCCGCGGAGATGGGAAGGTTCTGCGCACCGACAGTGGTGGTGATATCCGCAGGGCCGATGGCGAGCTGGGGGAAGGTGGTACCATCGCCCGAACCCTTACCGAAGTGCCAGTGGTCCTTGACGGCGGTGCCGGAGAGGCACCACACGAGCTCCTTGACGGGGTGGTTGTAGGAAAGACGGATCTGCTTGACGCCGCCGTTGGTGCCGTCGACGGTGTCGACGCCAGTGTGCTGCGTCTGCTCGATGAGGTACTCGTGGCCCTTCTGGGCGAAGCGCCTACGCTCCTCGGTATCGAGGTAGATGTAGTTCGCCCACACCTTGAAAACGTTCTTGTCCAGATGCGTCTCGAAAGTTCCGTTCAGGTCGAAATCGACGCGGACCTCATGATACTGCAAAGCAATGAGCGGCAAATAAAGCCCAGGATTTCTGTTGAAAAAGAAGAGGAGGGGAAGGAAGACCTGCTTCCCGACACCCGCGGAGGTCATCTTACCGTACACGGCCTTCTTGCTTTCGTCGAGGTAGAGCTCGGAGTAGAGCCTCCACCACTTCTGGTACTGCTTGTCGACGCGCTGTCCGCCAATCGATAACTCGACGGAGGTAATAGCGCGCTCAGCCGCCCAGAAGGGGGAAGGGCTGCCGGAACCCTTGGTCTTGAGTTCGACGTACATGTCGCCGACGAGATCACCGTTACGGGCGATGGTCACGGAAACGCGGCCGGAGTCGGCGGGGTTACCGTTGAGGGTCTGTTCGATGTTCTCCATAGCGAAGTTCGTATGACGCTTGTACTTAGCCTGGTAGAATGTGACCTCAGGGTTACCGGTAAGGTACACGTCCTGGGCGCCGTACGCGACGAGCTGCATGAGTCCGCCAGCCATTTTGAGAGTTGTTGTACTATACACGGAGAAAATAATTTCGACCACCCTGAAACGCGGCATTTTTCGGACCGAAATTTCTCAGCCCATGTAAATGTCTACACCCGCACCGCAGCCTGAGGAAATCAAAGAAGAAGAAATCGAGGAGGGTGAGATCCTGACCGACGAGGACGACGACGAACTCATGATGGACCTCGAGGACGAAATGGACATGGGCGATATGCTGACTTCCCTCCTGGCCACCGAGGACGGCGACACCGTGTGTACCGCCCTGGTCGCGATCGGTCAGCAACTCCAGACCCAAAACAAAATCCTCATAAAGATCTTGAGCGAGCTCAAGGCTTAGAGATATAAATTGTAAATGTAATAACATGGAAGACACCCACTTCATCGATAAGACGCCGGACCGGTATGAAGCCTTACTGGAACTGGAGAAACGGTCGGTCGATTCGATGAATGAGGAAGAGATTTGTAAAGTCGTCGAAATTTTCGAAGATGCCTGGGACCTCAGGCGGTGCGATCATCGGGATGCGCGCGAGCTCGGCTACCGCCAGTTCGTACACCCGGACTTCTGGGACCGAAACGGACCCATCGCCGAACGTATCGACATCAAGGCTATAAAATGTATAAAAGAAAAGCAACGTCGCTACCTCATAAATCTCAGGGGAAGGATGGGTGTCCTGGGGATCAAGTCGAAACCGAACGAAGACGGGTTCACGCTCCTGAAACGGGTGAACAACATCGGCAAGCAGGTCAAAGACGGGTTCGAAAACGTGCGCAGGCACTGGAACGTGTTCGAACGAACGGTGAACCCCACGGCCGAACCCTTGGTGACGAAGTTCTCCGATCCACTCGCGATGGACGACGACGAGATCGAGAAGTGCACGCCCTACCAGAAGTCCATCATCCACAGCCTCGAGGAGGCGCACAGACGCGGGTTCCGACGGTACAGGGACCACTGCTACGAAGAGATCAAATCACCTTTCGGGTACGGCACGCGCGCCTGGCGTCCAAAGTATGAGATCCTCGCCTTCGTGCACTCACTCGCACCGAAAGACGAAGAGTTCGAGAACTGGCGGAACTTCACCAGCAAAGGTGGGTGCTACAGGGACGTTGCGAGTCA